GATTACTTTCGATGTTTTTGAGGCGGTGTAAATAATGAAACAAGTCGGTATTGCTTTACGCCTTGAAACTGGACAGACAATAAATGGTCTAAAAAAAGTTGACGCGCAAGCAAAGAAATTTAACGGAACGATCAACAAGCAAGGTTCGAAATTAAAGGTTGTTCAAGGTGGATTAAAAGGAACAGCTCTTGGCTTTCTTGGGATAGGTGGCGCAGCTAAAGCAGCCACACCGGGGATTGCTGGCGCGGGGATGGCGTTACATTCGGCATTAGCTCCGATCCTTCCGTTAATTGCGGCGGGTGCAGCATTGCAGCAAATGTTTAGCACTTTAGTCAAACAAGATTTCGGCGAAGCGAAGTTTGAGACGCTAGGAGGAAATTCAGAAGATTTAGTTCATCAGCTCAAAATGGTATCGGCTGAGTTGAATAATCAAATCAGTGTGACTGAGTTGACGACGGCTTCTTACGACGTTGCTTCGGCTGGCTTTAGTAGAGCCGCAGAGGCCGCGCAAGTTTTAAAGGCGGCAAGTCAAGGGGCAACGGGTGGATTTGCTGACCTCAATACAACAGGAAATGCTTTAACAAGTGTTTTAAATGCGTATGGGGCCAGCGCTTCAGAGTCGCAAAAAATAATGGATCAATTTATTCAAACTCAGAATGATGGAAAAATAGTTGTTTCTGAGTACGCGGATAATATTGGTAAAGTTGCATCTGTGGCGGCAACTTTGAATGTTCCGCTGTCAGAAGTCAACGCGATTATTGCCCAATCAACTGCGGCAGGTGTAAAGGCTGAAACGGCTTTCACTGGTTTGAAGGTTTCAATGCTTAAGCTTGTAAGTTCACGAGGTCAGAAAAAACTAAAAGATTTCGGGGTTGATATAAGCGCGACAACAATTGAGGCGGAAGGATTAGCCGCGAACTTGGAGAAACTAAGCGGGATGGGAACTCAGGCTTTGACAGATATTTTTGGGGCGGAAGCGATTCAGGTCATGGCGCCGATATTGAAAGATATGGAAAGGTATCGAGAATTAGTCGAGAGTCAGGAAAAGGCTAATGGCGTTGCAGCTCGAGCAGCGTTTACAGCTTCGGACACTCTTCAAGGCCAAATAAAACGGCTTGGTGTTTCATTTCAAAATATTTTTGCAGAAGGTTCGGAGGCTGGTGAAATATTAAAGCAAACTATTCGCGCTCTTGCTATATCGATTGACCTTCTTGCTGTCGCGGTGAAACTTGTCGCGGCACCTTTCCGCGCTGTCTTTCAAGTCATCAAGGGTATTAGTTCAGCGATTGGCGAGGCGTTTGGAATTGAACAAATAAATATTATTCAAGATTTCGAAAAGGCTTGGGCTAATTCGTTTATTGATCTTGAAAGGCGATTACAAAGAGCAATGGCGGCTTCAAAACTCTATGGACGCAATCTTGTTATTGCGATGAAGAACGCGTTCATTGATATACAGAACTCTATGCCTAACTGGGCGAAAAGGATGTTTGGAGTTAGCACGACCGCGCCAATTGAAAGATTGAAATTTGAGACTTTAGACGAAAGCCAATTCGAACCAGAAACGTTTAAAAAGAACAAAGAAGAAAAAGAAAATGCAAATAAAAAAGCAGAAGCTTCGCTAAGAAAACAAGTTGAATTAACAAAATATTTAGACGAAGGATTTAAACAGGTTGGCGTTACTATCTCGCAAAGCTTGGCGCAAGGGATCAAAGGGCTAATAAAAGGAACTCAATCATTGGGTGAAATGCTTGGAAATATTGCAAATAAAATTCAGGACATGTTGTTAGATATGGCGATTAATGCCGCTTTCAAGTTTTTAAAACTCCCGGGCTTTGCAGCAGGAGGAAGGCCGCCAGTTGGAAAACCTGCGATCGTTGGGGAGAAAGGCCCAGAACTTTTTGTTCCTCGTCAGGCTGGAACAATTATCCCGAATAATCAATTAGGTGGAGGTGGTTCCGTCAATGTGTCCGTCAATGTTGATGCTTCTGGTTCTTCAGTTGAAGGTGATGGCGACCAAGCCGCACAGTTGGGCAATATGATAGGGGCAGCAATTCAGGCAGAATTAGTCCGTCAGAAAAGACCGGGCGGATTATTAGCGGTTTAACTTATGGCAAACTTCCCCTCGATAAATCCAAATTACGGGTTAGCAAAATCTAGTAGTCCCCGAGTTCTTGAAGTCCGATACGGTGACGGTTATTCGAGTCGGCTGGTTTTTGGATTAAATCAAGATTTAAAAATGTACCAACCAAGATGGGACAATTTAAGCGAAAGCGATGCAGACACAATTGAAAATTTTCTTGTAGCAAGAAAAGGTCAAGAATCTTTCGATTGGACACCGCCGGGAGATTCCGCAGGTAAATACATCTGTAAGAATTGGAACAAAACAATCCCTTATGCAAATAGAGCGTCTATTTCGGCTACTTTTCAGCAAGTAGCGGAGCCGTAAAAAATGGCAGTTGCATCGTGGGCCGCTAGTACTTCCTACAGCCTTGGCGACATAAGAAGAGGTGCAACGGACCAAATAACAGGTCTGTTTTTTAAAGTTACAACGGCCGGAACTTCTTCAGGTTCGGAACCTGACTGGCCTACAGATATAGGGTCAACAGTTACAGATAACAATGTTGTTTGGACTGCAATTAGTAGCGTTTATGAAGAGCTTTCAAAATTAGCTCCAAGCGCAATTATTGAATTATTTGAAGTTAGATTGTCTAATGATTTACACGGCTCAAGCGATATTTATAGGTTTCATAATGGATGCAATGCGAATATTAACGGCAACATTGTCTGGGATGGTAATCCATATTCAAGGCAGCCGGTAGAGGCTTCAGGTTTTGAATATTCGTCAACGGGCCAACTCCCTAGACCTACTTTAACTATTTCAAATTTAGATAATACAATCACAGCTTTATTAGTTGTTGTTAATACAACAACGACAGGAAACGACTTAACAGGAGCCGAGGTTAGGAGAATAAAAACACTTAAGAAATATTTAGACGGGGAATCTGCGGCGGACCCGAACGCTCAATGGCCTATGGAAATATGGTTTATAGATAGAAAATCTTCAGAGAATAGAAACATTGTTGAGTTTGAATTAGCAAGCAAATTAGATTTGCCGGGCGTAAAAATTCCAAGAAGACAAATGATCGGAAATATTTGCCAATGGGCTTACCGTTCTGGCGAATGTGGTTATACAGGTTCTAACTATTGGGATGTAAATGATAATGTTGAATCTTCTCTAGCAAATGACCGTTGTGGAAAAAGGGTTGATTCTTGTAAATTAAGATTTGGGGCCGATAGCACTTTGCCTTTTGGTTCTTTCCCTTCAGCAGGAAGACAAACTTGAACCTAACAGAAAGTATAAAGAAACAGGCTTTAGCTCATGCTAAAGAAGATTTTCCAAAAGAAGCTGTTGGATTAGTTCACGTTGTAAAGGGAAAAAATAGATATTTTAAATGTGAAAACATAGCGGAAACCCCTGACGAACATTTTATATTAAACCCAAAAGACTACTTAGAAGCAGAAAAGAAAGGAGAAATTACAGCAGTCATACACAGCCATCCAAAAACAAACCCTGCTCCAAGTCCAGCCGATATGGTTGCATGTGAAGCATCAGGATTACCTTGGTTTATTGTTAATCCAAATACTGAAACTTGGGGATCATATAAACCGGCGGGTTTTGAGCTTCCTTATGTTGGGAGAGAATTTTCTCATGGGATTGTCGATTGTTATTCTTTAGTAAGAGACTTTTATAAAAGAGAATTTGGTCTTCAATTAAACGATTACAATAGAAGAGATCAATGGTGGGAGAAAGGTGAAAATATGTATTTAGACAATTTTGCAAAGGAAGGTTTTCTTTCTGTTGACTTGAGTGACGTGTCTTATGGTGATTTATTTTTAATGCAATTAGAAAGTCCGGTCCCTAACCATGCAGGGATTTATTTAGATAATGGCATTGTGCTTCATCACGTTCAGGGAAGATTATCGTCTAGGGATGTGTACGGCGGCTATGATCAAAAGGTCACGGCTAA